ATACCGTAACTGAACCGCCAGAAACAGCCTTGAGCTGAATAGTAAAATCGCCTTTCACTTTTGATGCGTCATGCCTAACTAGGCTTAATGTGCCTGCGCTTCGGCTTGCGCCTAACACGGTGACGCTATGATTATGCTCACCCCCATAAGCAACACTAGCACTACCAGAACCACTAAAGCTATGGCTGTGTGATCCACCCGATTGAATTGATCCGCTGACCCTGTGACTGTGTGAACCAGCACTATAAATGCTACCAGACCCACTAAAGTTATGGCTGTGTGAGCCTTCATTTGAAGTTGAAATACTGTGGTTGTGGTCGTGCGAACCATCTGAACTAATATTACCACTCACACTTACACTGGCACTATGAAAATGCTCACCGCCAAAACTAGAAACACTAGCAATGCTTTTATGCTCGACATAGTGAACTTCCAGATCCGAAAGGATAGGTAAATTATTTTTAAGAATACGGCATAAAATTTGTTGCTTTGATGCATAACCATCAAAACTAAATACCGCACCAAAAGTTAAAAGTGTATGGCCCATATCTGAGGGAACACTTAAGGTCTGGATTGTTGTGTAGTCCGTCCCTACCGCAATGGCTGCAGACGTTGTAACGGCCACTGGAACAGTGACAGCATTATCTTCAATTTTTAAAGTGTTTACTGCCAGATCTTCAATATCACCACGTTTCACTTTTAGATTCATGGCTTCAAGGTTTGTGGCCGCAAGGCTGACAGCCTTAACAATATTGACCTTCATTCGATCTGCGGCAATATCGCCAGTTGTGATTTTATCGGCTGCCAGGTTGCCAATTTTTGCGTTGGTGATTGTGCCGTCTGCAATATATGCACTATCAATATAAGTGCCTGCAGGCACATTTACACCATTAACTACCCCATTAGATCCCAACACAATGAAAGGTTTTTTCTTGTTGCTGGGTGATCCAATGTAGAACATATCAGCATTCACACCAAAAGCTGACGTTACTTTTCCGTTGACCAATTCAGAAATTAAACCGTATCCAGATATAACCCCATTGTTATCAATAGTGATGGTTTTGATTCCCTTAACACCATCAACCGACTGGGATACTTCATTGATAGACAGTTTTGCCCCACCCAATTCAGTGGTTAGTTTTGAAATATCCGTTACTCTAGCCGCGTTCTCACTCGTAAGCGTTTCAATGGCAGATTCATACGATGCTAATGATTCCCTGACTGCTGGGGGAATATCCTCATAATCCGTCACATCGTATGCTTCAATGGATGCTAAATACCACGTTAAAGGTGCTTCTGGTGTCGGGATAGGGCAGACATTTGTATCCGTGATTGTTAAATTGACGTGTCCACTGGTGCTAAATGTTCCAGTTTCGCCACACTTAACAACGCGATAATAGGTTTCATAGCGGCCTGTTCCATCGGTACTACCAACAAAATTACTTGTTCCACCAAAGCCTACTGAATTGGATGCTGCATTGATTTTTGTGCCTAAAGTGATGCAAATAATATATTTAATTACAAAGACTGCATTTGATCGGGATGAAATGGCTTGATAAAACCCACCATATCCAGGATTAGCTGCACCGATGGACGTGAATCTTATCTCATGCGTTGAAGTCGTTGGATTGGTGGCCTGCTTTAATACGCGCTCCATCGTTAAATTTGTGCCGTTCACATTGGCATATTTGGTAACGCTGTTAAATCCTTTTTTAAAGGTTGGATCTGCGAAAAGCAATTTCCCATTGGTTGTAAGTCGAGCCAAAATTTCCGCATTATCTGCGGTTAGTTGCGCTGTCGTTGTACGTGTTGAAATTTCTTTAACTTCATTCGCTTGTGTGACTAAATCGTCCCCCACTTTTTTCGCACTTGCTTGAGCTGCATTTGCAACTTTTGCTGTTGCTGCCAGGCCTGTACTTGGATCTTCGACCGTTCCCTTAAGCTGGTTTAGTGTTTCTGCCGTTGCGCTGTTTGCATCTGCTGCAGTTTTGGCATTCGTAACAATAGTTGCATTGGTATCTGCTAAGGCTTTATTTGTATCTGTAATGGCCTTGCCAATATCCCTAGATCCTTCAACCCATAAGCTAGGTGTCGAATTTTCGGTTAATACTGGCTCAATCATCATACGTTCGATATATATTTCAACCCCAGCTACACCAGAAACATTACCAATAATTAAAGGGCATACACCACGGTTGGCCGCTGCATCGAATACCCAGCTAAACCGCCGTAAAGTTGTGTTTAACTCCGCTTGACCTAATTCAATATTCACACCATTACTCTGGTGGATTCGCCAGTTCACGGTATGCGCTGTGGCTTTGGAAATTTTCATATAACAGCTAAAAATATATTTACCTTTCAATAAATATAAGCGTGCATTACTTGTGTATCCCCCACCTTCATTGAAATAACAGCCTGATCCTGTTGCTGTAGTGGTTGTAGTGAGTTTCCAGCGTTTCACCCCGAAGGTTTCAAAACTATCATCAACCTCTACCGCATGGCCTGATACCATCCCGGCAATCAAGCCAGGAGGGTTACTAATCGCCATAGACAATAGGTTTACGCCTGCATTGGGTAACGCTTTATATTTTGATTCAACCAGGCCAATTTTTTCAGACGTATTTCCGTCTAAATTCGTGACAGAGTTAGCAACTTCAATGATTTGGCCTTCCACATCCGCTTTATCAGTCGCCATTTGCGCTGTAACGGTGTCTATACGCTCTCCTAGTGCTTTATCAGCATTGGCTAAGGTATTTTGAGCTGCTGTTAAACTGGCTGCAGATGCGATACTAGAATCAATGTTTTTATCCGTTAAAACAGCGGTAACTTTAAAGCCTTGTACTTCGGCCCAGTTACCAGCCGTTGCATGGTTGATCGCAAATCCAAAAGCCAGTTGCGGTGCTTCGTCAACTTTAGATCTTAAGTCCCAAAGGGCCTCAACTAAATGCCATTCACCATCTGGTGCTACATAAACAGTGCTATGCGTATATGTTGTATCGTGCTTACCGTCATTCCCAATCAAGTTGCATGTGAAATAATTACTACCGACTGAGCCGATCTCTCTCCTGATCCAATACGAAATTCGATAAGCCTTATCATTGGGTAAAGCTGTGCGCGAATAGTTCCAGCAAGCCCCCACATCGATAGGTTTTCTGAAAACATTTGGCCCAATTTTACCGTCCGTAACGGTTGTAAAATAATTTTTTAAATTGTAGCCGTAATGACTGCGCCAGCTATTAACATCAGTCATAAAATAGTCGGGCAATAAAGATTCTGTTGATTGTCTGGCCTTAAAACTGACCTCCATTGAATCCAGCTTGGTGGCGTTGGCTTCACTGTTTGTTACGCCTATTTTGGCCGTATCCATTGCATTAGCTGCACTTTGAATGGCCTGGTCGGTTTTTCCGTCCACCTCGGCAATATCAGCCGTTAAGATGTTCAGTGTTTCAGCATGTGATCTCGTTGTTTCGTCAAGTTTTGATACCTCAATATTGGTTTTTGAGATAGCTTCTGCATTCGTATTTAACTTTTCTTCTGTGTCATTTGCGCTTGGTGTCCAGGCTGTTGCCTGGTTGCCGACTTGGATCTGTGGACGTTTCAGTTTTAATCTGGTTGTTGCTCCAACAACATCAGCAAAACAAGATACCCATACAACAAGTGATTTAATCTCCCGATCCAGCGGAACAAGATTAATCACGCCCTGCACACGGCCAGGCCCTTGTGATGTTGTCTTGACATTTGCTTGTGTATAGCTGTTATCCGCATACGTGATTTGCATAGTGAATCTGACATAGCCATTGCCTGTGATTTCAACAACATCGGCCGAACATGCAAAAACTGTCGTGTTTTTAAGCACATCAATATCAATATATTGTTTTGCGGAAACATCACTTAAAGATGAAGCCTTCACAAAATCATAAGTAGCTGTTCCATCATTGTTAAATGTCAGTGTTGCTGTTGAACCTAAAGTAGATCCAATGGCCTTAACCCAATTTTTAGGAACATTGCTAGTCGATAACTCTCTCCATTCTGAATTTTTGAGTAGGTTGTCCCCACCAATCGCTAAATTTGCTTTGTAGCTATTTAAATTGCCTGCAATAGCTGTATCTGCTTGTGTTTTTGTATAGTAATTAGTTAAGGCACTAGCATCAGCTTTGGTGCTAATGTCTTTTTCAGTCTGATCAACTCGCCCGGTCAAAACCGTTAGAGCATCACTTGATGTTTTTACCACACCGTCCATCTTCGTGACTTGTGCCTGTGTGGTCTGGATCGCTTGAGCATTTGCATCTAACTGGGATTGAGTATCCGCTAAGGCTGGTGTCCATGATGTAGCCTTGCTACCTTCTTCCAGCTTCTCCCAATCAATAATAACCTGGCTATCAATTGGGATATTCTCAAGATAGCCACGCACAACAACGGTTGTATCTACTGTGACCTTAAATGTCACGGCATAGAGCTGAAATTTATCTATGCTTGGCTCTGCTGGCTCAATAATGCCAATCACGGATGCACCAACAAAGCCACGCCAGTTAAATTTTTGTGGTGTCTTGGCCCATAAACTTAAGGTATAAATGCTGCCGTTTTTTAATAAAGATGCCGCAATAGTTTTTTCAATGCGTGATGCCGAATTAAGTAAAGTAAAGGTTTTTGTATAAAGGCTGTTTGCTACAGTATGAACACCGTATGCAGAACCCCAACCATTTGCCACATTTGCCTTATCGAAGTGAGCATTTGTTTGTAAGTTTACCCCACCAATAACCAGGCCAGCATCATAACTGGTGATCCCTCCGGCAATGGCGGTTTCCGCTTCGCTTTTAGTGTAGTAATTATTTAATGCTGTCGAATCCGCCTTGTTTTTTAGGCCGTTTTCGGTTTGCTCTACTTTGCCAGTCAATAAGCTAATACTTTCCGCTGTGGTTACAAGTTTTCCGTCCACCTCGGTAGCTTTGGCCTGTATGGTTTGAATCGCCTGTGCTTGCGCTTCATCATTTGCGATACCGTCTAAATAGCTTGGCGACCACGTTGAGCGTTTCGTTGCTTCTTCAATTTGCATTTCTGAAATTTCAAGCCAGTCATCTAAAGCCGCCTGCCTGTTGGATACCATAATGTATGATTGGCCTGGACTTGAGTAATTCACCTTAAATGAAAATTCAATTCTGGTTGGTTTTTCTGGATCTTTACTCACATTCATTGAACCGCCTAAATTCTGGTTACTCACCCCAACATTCATAAGATAGAGATAAGTTAATAAACCAGATTTAGCTGAAACTAGGGCCGAAAATAAGTAAGTTTTGCCTACTTCCAGGCTTAACTTTCGATAATCTGGTGTAGGAATAACCCCAAAGTTTGTACCGTCCACCAGATTGACACATCGAGTAATAACCGATCTTGAGATAGCACTATTCACGCGCTGAGTGATTTCAGTTCCAGCGACCGAAACTTGATAGCCATATCTAAAATCACTATTGGGTACAAGGTTTACCCCACCAATGACCAGGCCAGCATTGAACGTGGTCAATTGGCCTGAAATGGCTGTATCTGCTTGGCTTTTCGTGTAGTAGTTGTTTAGGGCAGACGCATCGGCTTTTTTATTAATGTTGCCCTCTGCAGTCGTTACCCTTGATCCTAGATCGATTAATTGATTGGCGTTACTGGTTGTCCGACCGTCAATGGTATCAACCTTTGAATTGGTTTCTGTTAAAGCTGTGGCATCAGCTTTTTTATTAATATTTCCTTCTGCTGTGGTTAAGTCGGCTTTTAATTGCTGGATTGAATTATTCGCTGCAGTTAAGTTGTTGCCTTGCTGTAAAACAGTAGATTGAACGGCCGTTAAAGTTTCTGCATTTGCTGCAGTATCATCCTGTAAGCCAGTAATTGACGACTTAATGTTACTGATTTCGCTGGTGTTGGCCGTAATACCATCTTTGTTGTTTTCTACTTCTGCCTTGAGAATATTAAAAGCATAAACGTCTACATTAGTTTCTGCACCTTCCCCCAGGTCTGTGATTGTTGCGGCCAATTTATCAATACGTGTTGATACTGCAGTATTGTTACTATCGACTTTTGTTTCGAGTGCGCTTACTGCAGACGCATTCGCTTTCTTTGCGATATTCCCTTCGTTTGTATTTACTTTTACCTCTAAGGCTTCAATTGTGCTGGCCTGGGCCTGGGTAGCTGTAATCGCTGTATCTGCTTTTTGCATCACAACTGCAACGGCATTATCGTTCGATAATTTGTATGCATTTAATGCAGACGTATTCGCGGCATCACCATCCTTTCGCTGCTGGATCTCTTGTGTTAATCCATCATTTAAGCCGTCAAGATTCGTGGCTACTTTTAGATCCAGTGCCGCCATATCTGTAGTGACTGAATCTTTTAGATTGTTCACCAGCGTTGCGGATTCAGCTCTTATTGCGGCTGCATCTGCTGCAGCTTGCGTAATGGTTTCATCAATGCGTTTATTTACCAGTGATGATGCCTGTTCGATTTCGAGCTGTGCTTGGGCCGATGCTTCTGCTGCATCCGCCTTAACCTGTGTTTTTAGTGCTTCGAGTGCATCTGCGCTGCTCTTGGCCGTTGCAATAATTGCATTTGCTCTCGTCTGTGCTTCTAAAATCAGATCTTCACGGATCTTATCAATTTCGGCCAGATCTCCGTTGAGGATCTGATCTAAATGTGATGCATTAATCTTTCCTTCAAGCTGCTCTAATACATAGGCCACATCGATGCTAGTTTCAGCATAAACCGAAGGCGCAAGATCACCTTCTACCCCATATTTACTAATCGTGCGCACCCAGTAATAGGCCTTGATGTTATTACCTACATAGTCGGTATAAACATCACCCAGCGTTGAGCCGATTTGTGTAGCCAGGCCAAAGTCATCAACCGCTGAACGATAAATAACATTTTCCCCAAACACTGAGCTGGCTTTAGTCACCCAGTCCAGCGTGATGGTTGTAACTGCGCCACTGGCTGTAAGGTTTAATACTTCAACTGGGACGGTGGTGTTTACTTCTTCACTCGGCTTAATCGTGTTCTGCAGCTCGCCATTTACAATATTGGCGATACCAGCATTCACCAGTTCATTTCTGGTGACTGTGTTTGTAGCAACATGCTTAAGATTGCTCGATACTTCTTTGATCCATGTTTGTAGTGTTGGATCTTCAACTTTTGGCGTGGCCTTTGGTGCCGCCACAACTTTCATGGCCTGGCTTAAGCTCTTTTTAAATTTGCCAGCTCTTTTCAAAGAATTGATTAACTGATTACTCATCTTTTGCTAACTCCAACATAGATTGAGCCAGAACAATGTCGCTTATGGCCGACGTTCCTGTAATTTCGATTTGCCATGCATAGCGATTTGAGTGATTTGGAAGTCTAAAAGGTTTGCGGCTGGTCACTTTACGGCTTGTAATCAGCTCACCATCTGCAAACACTTTGAAAGTTAAGTCGTTATAGTCGTTTGCCACTACTCTGGCGCACAACATACGCGCACCATCCCCAGTTAAATCGAATAATTTGCTTCGCCAGGTAAAGGGTTTTTTGTTTTGGGCCACGTCATTGAAGTGATAAACCGTGTTGGCATCACCTAAGAAATAAAGCTGGTCGGTCTGGTGGTGTCTGGTCGCGGCCTTGTACCACATATTGAGTTCAACAATGCCGAAGTCCACTTGCTGCGGATCAAAGAGATATGCGCCTTTTTTCGTGCCATTGTCATAGAAAAACAGATACTTTCCACGGTGTTCGACCGCATGAATGCTCGAAGGGTTTAATGCATTCCATGTGTCTTTATCAAAAAAGGCATCACTGACCAGCTTTGCTGTCGCACCATAGGCCATGACAATGCCGTTTGGACTGGCATAGCACACACACGTTGCCATGCTGACCATTGAACGCTTAGAAATACACGGTTCATTTAATGGCAATTCGTCTACTGTGGTGGCTGACGGATCTATCCCGGTGATTAAGTACGGTGTCCCGGTTGTGGCACAAATAATGTAATTTTCATAATGGCCCATAGCCACAATGTCATATTGCAAAGTAACTTCGTAATCTCTGGGCCATGCATACGGATAATAGGGTTCACTAAAGCAAGCTATCTTTTCAGTAAAGGCATAGTTCACACCTTTAGGCGTTACGCCCAGGCCTGATAGGTTCTTTCTGGGTTCATCCCAGGTAATTGTAGGCAACGGATCAAGCGTATTTAAATCGCTGCCGTTAATGCTATCTGTGAAGGTCTGAGCCGATGCCAGTATTTCACCCACAAAATATAGGTTTGCATTACCAGACGAATCGGTTAGTGATCTGTAGATCCTTTTCTTTTTAATTAATCGGCCTGTGCTGGCCTGGGTGTCTGTAAGCATCGACGTTAGCTTTACTGTACTTTTGTCTGGTGTCGTGTAGACAATTGCACTGGCTGGACTAGGCGCGGATTCTTCGCCTGTATCTGTAACGTATGTAAAGACGTAAATACGTGCTTCGTCGTCAATTTCTTCTAATTCTTCCTCTGTATATTCATTTGTTGCGCTCTCAATGATTGGCGCATTTGTTGGAGCTGGTACACCTACTCGATACCATGTCGCTGGATTAAATACAGATCCAGCGGTTAAGGCCGGTGTATATGAATAAAGCAAGTGACCATCAGAACGGCTATCACCCGACCAGTACACACGACGATATTGATCATCGGCAATGGGTGAATATGTAATGTCTACGTGATCCTTAAACTGAAAAAACCCCGATGCATTAGGAAAATTAAAATAATGGATTGTTTTTGTTTCAGATCCGATATCGTTTAAAACTTGTTTTTGTTCAAGATTATAGAATGGACGAATCACACCGCTAGAAACATCAGCATCCATAGCTAGAGCTGCTGCAGTATCCTTTAGTTTTCGTTCGTCAATTCTTGGAAACATATTGAGGAAGTTACTAATTTTAATTCGCATGTGTGATTCCTTAAGCCAAAAAAAAGGCCAGCATTTCGCTGGCCTTATGGGGAGTAGGTTTAAAAGACAATGGCATCCACTTGGTCTACCGTGGTACATGCATAAATGGCCTGGCGTGCGGCTCTGGAACGCTCATGGCAAGCCTGAACATGATTAACTAAGGCTTGGCCCAGGCCCACAACTTGATCACTGTTTAAAGCAATGGTTTCATTATTTTGCAATGTCCATACTACTGGGTGTCTTAAGACGGCTGCGCCTGCAATTCTGATTTGTGAAAACATATCTGAATCATAGCGATTGCCGTCATAGTCAAAGCCGGATAACTCAAGGGTGTTGCGCTCAAGCTTGATCGCTTCCCATTTTTTAGCCTGTGTTTGTGTCAGACTGCGCGTGTCTATCCAATCCTTTGCGGCATAATCAAACTTGAAATACCATGCTGGTGCTGGGCCAATATCCACCCAATTCACACCATTCCAATAATCTGTAGCTCTTGGCGGTCTTAAATTTGTCACCTGATAACCAGGTAAAATCTGGCCCAAAATTTCAGACGTTTCACCCTGTAGCTGTTCGACAAATCGACCTTGAGGATCAATTAAAAATACGGTCATCATTTGTATGTACCTATTAAATATATTGCGCTTTCACTCTGGCTTTGATTTTGGAAAGGTTTAAGCCTTGATCTCTCAATCTTTCCGCTTCCCGAACGCCTGCAGCATATTTCTGTAAGTGGATCTCTGCAGCATTTGGCTGTGACCAGTCCCTAAAAGGCTGCATTTGTAAATAAGCGACCGCACCAGATACCAGGTAATCACTAAAGTATTCCGCTAGATAATCTGGAAATTCACTACTAGCCAGGCCTGGCATAAGTGAAACTAGCGGTTTAAGACTGCTGCGTTGTGGTACACGCTCGTTAAAGACTAGGGTGTTAGGGAACGATAGGTAATAATCCGTTGTTTCAGAATAGCGACCTGTACGGCCGTCTACGCCCCACACGTGAATGACAGTGCTTTGATCTGGAATATCCAGTTCATAGTTCATCACATCCGGATCTAACAAAACCTCTGGCACATCGAACACCCAGCCTTTAGTTTTTTTGCAGAAGTCCCGAACCGTATTTTTTAATGCATCTAAAATGGCCGGTTCAGGGCATGGCGAAACATGAATTGCCACTTTTTCTACTAAACTCTCATATTCCGCCATAGTCCTTAAACTCCTGTAGCGCGGTTAGTTTCGGTGATAGGTGCTGCAAAACGATCTACTGACGGTTTAGCACCTAACAATGACATGCCAGTGTTGTAATGCTGCATTCCCTGGCCTTGTCCACCTTCACCGGATAGCAACTTATACAAAATAAATTCTTGTAATGGCTGCATATACACCATATCGACGGGTAAAGGCTGCTCAAGATCCGTGATTACTTCGGGAGCCGCTGAGTATTCAATCTCAATCTTTGTGCCTAGAATGACTGGCGGATAAACGTAAAACCATTTAGGGCTACGTTCGTCGAACATATACTCCTTAGCCACGGCCTTCGGTAGCTCTGTATGCCAGTTCGGTGCAATCGAATCTAGGTCTGAAATATTCACCAGTCGAATGGCCCGACCGATAGATTCATCCTCTTTCAAATTGCGCACGACTTTAAGTAGCCGTAAACCGTCCTCTGGCAAGTTCTGACGTGTACCAGCCTTGCATGACAGTGTTGCCACTTTAGCGGTCGCATCTGGACGTACCAGCGTTAAAATCGCTAGGGCCTGGTTAAGAGCTGAGATTAATAGCGTTTCTGACCATGTAATCTTTTCAGCATCATTAAGCTGGGTGCTTTGCACACCATCAATGAGTACCTGACAAGTAATCTGTGACATAAATCACCCCTATATTATTCAGCCGCATCACTTGCGTTTTGTTCTTCCTTAATGCGCTCCTTCAAAATTAGACGTGCAAATTCTGCTGCAGTCGTGGTTTTGTAGTCAGGTTCTACTTCATAGGTTGTTTTCAGGTAGTCTGCTAATTCCTGTTTTTGCTTTAACGTAATTTCCAAAATCGTTGTTGTGAACTTGTTAAGCCAGTCATTGCTTACATCTTCTGGGTTCACCGATAACAAGTCGTTAAAGTCATTGCGTGGATCATAGTCATTGTTAGGCACTGGTGAAGCGAGTTGCATAATCGGCTCATATTCTTCGTCCGGGAAATATTCGCGGTACGCTTCTTTGATACTAACAAAACGCTCATAGTGTTCTTCATTTTCGACGTTGCAGACGTGCGGTGAATCTGGATCTGTCGCATCGATTGGCTGGAAGTGATACACCGCTTTCTTACGGTTATGAAAGCCAAAATTGACAATCGTGCCGCCTTTGCGCTTCAAAATGCATTCAATGATATTTTCTTGAGTTAAATCTAATTTCTTGTTCATTTGACCAGGCCTATTTTTGGGTAAAAAAAAGGGAAGTCCTAAGACTTCCCCACGGTTGCACCAGTGATTTATTGATTAGTACGTTGCTTGTCTAAAGCGATAATCAAACGTGATGCCAATCTCTTGGCCCTTCGTGACTGATACGCTACTTACGCCTGGTTCTTCTTCACCATTTGTATTGATTACTTCTGCAACTAAATAGCGTGGCGCATTTACACCACGGTCTTTGACGGCATCTAATGTCAATTCACCTGTCACTTGTGCTGGTTTTGAAATATCTAAACGCTCAACCAGATTCATTGTGTTGGCTGCACCGTCAATTGAATCTACTGCTGTAATTTTCAATTCCAGGCCTTCAATACCATCTGAATAGCCTTTGATTGAATCAATCGTGTAACCATTGCCTAGAACACCTAGAACAAGTTGATCACCAGCAACTAATTTTGTGTCTACCGGGAACGGCACTACACAACGATGGGCCATAACAATGCCTGCATGTGAATTGGTTGGAAGGCTTGAATATCCAACATGCGAATCTGAGAAATACTTAGCCATGTGTGGCTCTCCTTAAATTAAATACAAAAAAGGCCAGTCACATTG